TCCGTCGATGTAGCTGCGGATCGCCGGCACGTCTTCGAGCATTTCCTCCGACACCGGCATGAAGGTCGCGATCTTGCGCACCGGATCCGTGGCCTGGTCGAACACCAGCGCGGATTCCGGCTTCGCCGCGCCCTCGAGCACGGTCGCCGCGGCGTTGGTGAACGCCGTTTCCTTCATGTAGATGATCGCGTTCGAGTCGGTCGTGCCCGACGCGAGCAGATCCGCGATCAGCAGCGGGCGCGTCAGCACCGGCACGATCCCCGGCAGATACTGCGGGGCGATCAGCTTGCCGCCGCTCGCCGGATCTTCGGTCAGGGTCGTGGCGTGCAGCGTCCGGTCGAACACTTCGACGCTCGGCGAGCGCCACACGGCCGACGTGCGGTGCCGCTGTTCCTTGAAGAACTGCTGCACGCCGTCGCCCTCGACGAACTGCTGCCCGAGGCTCCGGTACGGCAGCACCCGCGCGGGGCCGTTCCCGTTTCCGTTCCCGCCCGTCAGGGCCTGGAGCTGCGCCCGCATCGCATCCCCGCCTTTGAGGCTGGCGATCTTGTTCTGCAGGTCCAGTCCGTCGGCGCTGATCTTCTGAATGGCCGCCGTCTCCTCCGCGGTCATGACGCGATTTTCCGTCTCGGCGGTCGTCATCGTCCGCTCGAGCAGCGCGAGGCCTTCTTTCTTCTTCGCCTCGACGTCTCGTTCCAACTGCGCGATGTTCAACATGGCTACGCTCCTGTGCTGGTCAGAATCCGAGCGTCAGCAGCGAGCGTTGCGCAGCTCGTGCCTGGGCCAGCCGGGCGGAGGCCGTCGCCTCCGTGACGGACGCAGACAGGTTCGCGTCAGCGGTCGCAAACACGGTCGTGCTGCTCGGGAGCACGCCCGCCAGAGTGTCCTCGAAGGTGGCGACGCGGTCGATCAACTTGGCGTCGAGCGCCGCGTCGGAATTGAGCACGCGGCCTTCGCCGTAGCCGTTGCGCACCGCGTCCACGGTGGCGCCGCGGCCTTTGGCGACGTCCGAGACAAAGCGGCCATAGAAGCTGTTGACGCTCCCTTGGATATGCGCCTGGGCGCCCTCGCTCAGCGGCTCCGCGTCGTTCCCCTCGACCTTGTACTTGCCGGCCGAGATGTAGGTGAGCTTGATCCCGTGCTGCTCGAGCGCCTTCGAGAGATCGCGGTGAATGCTATAGACGCCGATCGAGCCGACGACCGACGACTGCGATCCCACGATCTCGTGCGCGGCCGCGAACGGCCAATAGGCCGCCGAGGCCATCTGATAATGCGCGTGCGCGATGAGATGCTTCTGGTCGCGCGCCTGGCGCATCGCCGCCGCGAACTCCGTCGCGCCCAGCACCGACCCGCCCGGCGAGTCGATGTCGAACAGAATCGTCCCGATATCCTTGTCGGCGAGCGCCTCGTTCAGCGCGATCGTGAGCCCCTCGAAGGTCGCGCCCCCGCTGATATCGCTCAGCAGGTTCATGCGCGGCGCGATCACGCCGTACACCGGGATGATCGCGACCCCTTTGGGCGGCGCCGGCGCCGGCGCGTGCTTCTCGAAGGCGACCGCATCGAGCGGCGTGTCGAGGGCGAGTCGATGCGCAAGGACCGCGGCGATGCCCGGCAGCATGTCGGGATCGATCGCCCACGGCTGCATCGCCGTGCTCAGCACGCGATCACAGGCGTGCGCCGATGTCTTCCCCATTCCCGTCCTCCTTGACTAGCCGCAGGGCTGTCGAACGGCGCAGCGCGGCGGAGCCGTCATCGGGCTCCGCCGGCGGCGTCGTCGCTGGGGTGCCGTCCGCTTTCGTGCCGTCCACTGTGCTCGGGCCGCGCGTGGCATCCCTCGGCGACGCGGTGTTCAGCGAGAACACGACTTCATCCATCGTCGGGTCGTTCTTCATCGACGGCAGGTTCAACCGGGCGCGGCCTTCGTTGCCGGTCATGATCGGCCGGCCGCAGAGCACCTGCAGCGACGCCGCCTGCTCCTCGAACGAGCCCTTCAACTTCTCCGCGATGTTGAATTCGCCGTAGATATCCGTTTGGTCCGAGCAGTCCGGCAGGATCTGCCGCTCGAACTCCTCTTGCAGGTACACCGTCCACGGGCCGAGCGTGTCCTGATAGAGCTGCTTGTGCTGATCGGTGACGTTCGAGAAGGTCGCATGATCGAGGATGCCGACCATCGTCAGCGGGACGTGGTACGCCCGCGTGACTTCCTCCTCGCTCAATTTGCGCGCGGCGACGAACTCCGAGTCGCGGAACGACGAGCCCGTCTGCTTCCACGTCATGCCCTGTTCGAGCAGCGCGACCTGGCCGGCCTTCTGCACGCCGGCGAAGCGCGTCTGCCATTGCTCGCGCCAGGTCTGCAACTGATCGGGGTTCCAGCGCGGCGCGTCCTTCGTGCGCTCGATCACACCCTCGATGCGCGCGGCATTGCGCCAGTAGGACTCGCGGTAGGCGCTCGACGACACCTCCTCGGCCAGGATGCGGCGCAGCGTCTCGATCGGCGAGAGGCCCCCGATGGGATTGATCGGGTTGTAGCCGGAGAAGTAGACGATGTCGGCCGGCGCGATCTCGAGGCGCTGCCCATCGGGCTTCGTCCAGATGAACAGCTCCGGCATCAGCAGGCCGTAGACCTGCACGAACTCCGGCGGGAGCCGCACGAGGCCGATCCGATCCGGCATGCGGATCTTCAGCCAGTACGCGGTGAAGTAGATGCCGAGATCCTGCATCAGGCTCTCGATCAGGCGATAGCGCGTCGTCCCGAAGTTCGGGTGGTCGATCCACTGCGCCATCTCGTGATCCGGGAGCGGCTGGCGGTCGGTGTCGGACACGCGCCGGTACACCTTGTAGCCGAGCTGCGCCATGTTGCGGGCGAGAAAGTCGATCACGGTGCGCAGGGCGGGCTGCGTCCGGTACATCGCGGCGTACGTCGAGAACGCCGGCATGTCGAGCGCCCACGTCGTCGGATACGGATACTCGCTTTTCGCGTCCGCCGCGCCGGCCCGTTGCAGGGAGCCGAAACTCTGGACGATCGGCACCTACGGCACCACCTGGATGAAGTTGATCTGCGCGCGATGAATGAGGACTTCGCCGTCGGTCGTCGTCGCGTCGGCGTGGCCGGCCCGCACGAGCGTGGGTTGTCGGACGATCACCCACGGGCCGCGCATGCCCCAGAGCACGCCCGCCACGGCCGTGTCCTCTCCCTTCAGGTTCACGACGACAGACCGCAGCAGCGCCGGCGGTTGCCACCACCAGCGCATTACGACAGCTCGGGCATTTGGCCGAAGTATGCGGGCGGATCAGCCCGGAGGCGAGTTTAGGTTGCTAAACGTGGCACGTGGAACGTTCAGGCGACGAGCCAGGCCAGCACCACAAACGCGAGCGCGGCGCGCGCGAGGCGGTCGGCCAGCTTCTCGGAGAGATAGGCCGCGACGGCGAACAGCACGAACGCGAACGTCAGGAGCAGCAAGCGCCAGCTGGGCGTCATCTCAGTCCTCGCTTTCGTCGTCATCGTTGGGCCGCGCGCGTTTGAGATCGCGGCGGAGGATCTCGGGCACCGACACGCGGGCCGCGCGCGCGCGCCGATCGAACTCATCGTACTGACGCGAAGGCAATTTGACGTGAACCGGGACGGAGACATCGTCCCGCGCGAGCGGAGGGCGGCCCGTCTTCACGGCCACGCGGTCATTCTACGCTCAACTATATGATTTCAGATAACACCGTCAGGCGACGATGAGATCGGGATCCTCCGCCGGCGGCCCGAACATGACGTTGTAGACCTTCCGCGCGAGCAGCGCCGCGACGGTCGGGTCGATGCGGCCGCGACTGCGCTTCTTGCTCGGGTAGTAGTTGTCCTTGTTGTCGCGGATGACGACGGTGTTACTCATCGACCACTGCACGAGCGGGTTGTCGTGCGCATCCACCTGGGCGTCGAGGACGTCGGCTTCGAAGTCTTTGCACGTCGCGCTCATCTGCGGCAGGTTCTGCGGAATCTCGAGCACCGGGAAGCCGTCGTCCTCGAGGTGCTTGCGGAGGTTGCCGGCGTTCCAGGGGTCGATCCCGATGTGCGCGATCGTGAAGCGCGGCGCCACGAGCTCGCGCACGATCCGCCGTACCTCGTCCTGGTCGATCTGATTGCCGGGATTCGTCAACAGCCATTCCTCATCGACCCATTGTCGATACGGCGCGCGGTCGCGCAGCTCGCGCTGCTCGAGCGTCTCGGCCGGCGTGAGGCCCCAACAGAGCAGCCGCCAGCGCGATCGCGCCGGCGTCGGCGGGAACAGCGCGACAATCGCGGTGAGGTCGATCTTCGAGGACAGGTCGATCCCCACGAAACACTCCTCGTCGACCAGCTCGTCGTCGTCCCACGCACTCTGCCCCGCGCGCCAGCCTTCGAGCGAGAGCCAGGGCGACTCGGCGTTCACCCACACGTTGCACCGCTTCTGCTTGAACGCCGCGGCCGCCGGCGGCATCGCGCGCGCCTTCCGCGCCAACGCCTCCAGATCGGCGGGCTTCACCGACACGCCGTAGTTGGGATTCGCCTTCTTCCACGTCGAGACGGCGAACGGGTCGTCGTCCAGGTCCGCGTGGGCGATGAACACGAACAACGACTCGTCTTCGAGCACCTGATCGAGGATCTGGCAGGCGTAGTGATGTTGATCGCCGCACGGCGTCATCGGGTCGTTCCCGGCCGTCGTGATCCAAAAGACGATCGGCTGGCGCCGGGCGCCGGTCGCCGTCTCCATCACGTCGATCATCCCGCGGTCCTTCATCGCATGCGCTTCGTCGATGATCACGATCTGCGGGTTCAGCCCGTCGGTCGAATCCTTGTCCGCGCCCAACGGCTCGAGCTTTGAGGCCGTGAGCTCGCGATTCAGGTTCGCCATGAACACCTGGACGCGCGTGCGCAGGCCGCTCTTGCGGACAAGCTCCTTGCAGTCGTTGAACACGATCTTCGCCTGCTCGCGTTTCGTCGCGATGCAGTAGCCCTCGGCGCCGGGTTCGCCATCGAAGAACGAACCGTAGAGCGCGACGAGCGCGGCCTCGAGGCTCTTCCCGTTCTTGCGGGGGATTTCGTTATAGGCCGCCCGAAACCGGCGCAGACCGGTCTCGCGATGCATCCACGCGAACAACGAGCCGAGGCGGAACTTCTGATGATCTTCCAGGTGGATGAGCGAGCCGGCCCACTCGCCTTTGTAGTGCCGCAGGTTCTCCGCGAAACGGAAGAACCGCTCGGCTCGCTCCAGTTCGAACACGTACGGGAAGCCGCGGGTCCCTTCGCGCTGGCGGTCACGTTCGTGACGGGCACACGCGAGCTGGTGATAACGGCCGGCGGGTCGTTTTCCACTGACGACCAGGCGGGCGTAACGGTCGAGCACGTTCACGCGTGGACTAGAATGCGCCCGACCCCGCGATCTCGTCCACCTCCTCGGGCCGTGCCCGCGTGGTCGGGGTACGCGGGTTTATTCATCGTCAGCATCGTCAGCATCGTCAGCATCGTCAGCATCGTCAGCATGAGCCGATGAGCGGGATCCGCGCTCGTTCGGGCCGACCGGCGCGCGTCGAGACCCCCCGTCGCCAATTTCGCGAGCGGTTCGATGGTCGCGCTGCGCGGTCCCCGAGTCGCCGCGCCGAGCGATGTCGATACCCCCCCCCACGTCCCGGCATACTCTCCCCCACGTAGCGCGCGACGGGCCGACAGGCCGACAGGCCGACAGGGCACAGCAGGCCGACACGAGCAGGCAGCAGGCAGCAGGCCGACACGAGCAGGCAGGCAGGCAGCAGGCCGACCATGCGCCAAGGCCGACACGAGCAGGCAGCAGGCCAGCAGGCAGCAGGCCTCAGGGCAGCAGGCCTCAGGCAGCAGGCCTCAGGCAGTAGGCAATACCGCTCAGGACAGCAGGCCAGCTGGCAGCAGGCCTCAGGCCAGCAGGCCAGCTGGCAGCAGGCCTCAGGGCAGCAGCGGAACCCTACTCAAAAAAAGTTGAAAAGTTGTGATTTTGCTAACGTTTTGGCCGGGTTTATTAGAAAGCAGGCGTTTTCTCTAACGTATTTGCACAATCCATGCACTCTAATAGCTTGCATCAACCTAAGCACTCAGATACATTAGCAATATCAGCCAAGGCAATAGAGCCAAGGCATACAGAAGGCAGGACAGCAATGGACAGCATGATCAAGGCGGACAAGCGGACAGCGGCCAAGGCGGCCAAGGCGGAAAAGGCAGCCAAGGCACTGGCGGCCAAACTCCAAGCGGAGCAGGCTCAGGCTCAGACTCAGATCGCCACTGACCAGAATGTTGCAGCCAAGGTACAGGCGGCAATCGGAGACATGACACCAGAGCAGGCAGCGGCCAAGCTGGCAGAGCGGAAAGCGAATCTCTCAGCAGCAGCGAAGAAGGCCCATGCTACACGGGCGGCCAATGGTACGGCCTCCACTTCGGCCAAGTCAGCTTGGATCACACGCAGGGCCTACAATGCTGCCCTTGAAGCATTGGCATCCAAGGCCAAGGCTAGCTAGCCTAGGCTCACATCCATCGGACTAAGGGCAGGCCTCAGGGCCTGCCCTTTTTTTTTGGTTCCAAGGGCAGGCAGCAGGCCTCAGGCTCAGGCCTCAGGGCAGCAGGCCTCAGGCTCAGGCCTCAGGCTCAGGCCTCAGGGCAGCAGGCCTCAGGCTCAGGCCTCAGGCTCAGGCCTCAGGCTCAGGCCTCAGGGCAGCAGGCCTCAGGCTCAGGCTCAGGCCTCAGGCTCAGGCCTCAGGGCAGCAGGCCTCAGGCTCAGGCCTCAGGGCAGCAGGCCTCAGGCTCAGGCCTCAGGGCGCAGGCCTCAGGGCCAGCAGGCAGGCGCCGCTCTACACCCGACTAGACCGCGACGCGACGAGCGACGAATCGACGGCGTGACGAGCGACGAATCGACGGCGTGACGAGCGACGAATCGACGGCGTGACGAGCCGCCGTCGCGCCGAGGCGATGTGTCGCCGCCGCGCCGAGGCATGTGTCGCCGTCGCGCCGATGTGTCGAGCCGGCGTCGCGCGGCGCGTCGGCCGCCGCGGCGGCGGGCCGGCGGCACCGGGCCTCGTCGCGCCGTCGCACCGTCGCGTCGTCGCACGGTCGCGCCGTCTGACGGTCGCGCCGTCGCACGTCGCACGGGTCGCGCCGCCGCGCGGTCGCGCCGCCGCACCGTCGCGTGGTCGCAGCGGTCGGAACCTGGCGATGGCGACGGCGATGATGGACAGCGCCGAATGGACAGCGCCGAATGGACAGCGCTCGCATCGAAGCGCTCGCATCGA